TAATTTAAATGATAAAATTTTAATAGAAGGAATTTCTATATTAGAATCTTCAGGTATTGGATATAATTCTAAAAATTACAATTATCAACTATTTACAGTAAAGGAAATAAGTTCTGCGGGACCAAATCCAACATTAAAATATTCTTTAGAAAATTACCTTACAGGATCTCAAATTCCAGGTACATTCGACTCAGAGAATTCTTCGGGTTCTATTATTCCGGAAAAATATTTCCCTATTTTTGATGTAGAATTAATTAAAAATTCTTTTAGTAAAGGTGAAATTGTAAAATATGGAAATAAAACTGGAAAAGTTTTAAATTGGGATTCTAATAATGAGATATTAAAGATAGAAACTGCATACCCAATAAAAGATGAAACGATAATAGAGGGATTTTCTTCAGGAACAAAAGGAACTATCAAAGAAAATTTATCCTATGAAGATTATTATACTATTAAATCTTCTTCTATAGTCAAAAATGGTTGGAAAGATAGTGTTGGTTTCTTAAATAATTCTTTGCAAAGAATTGCTGATAATGATTATTATCAATATTTCTCATATTCTGTAAAATCTGAAGTTCCGATAGAAGATTGGAAAAACGCTGTAAATGATTTAAACCACACCGTAGGATTCAAGAATTTTGGTGATTTGCAAGTTGTTTCTTCCACACAGGAATTTAGCGGAATAACCACAAGTCAACAGAGAGAATCTATTGACATAAGTATAGACTTAAATAGTGAGGTGGATATAAATTGTACATTTGACTATGATCTTGTGAGAGAAAATTCTTTTTACATTGATAATGTTTTATCGTCAGATGAAATATTTTTTGATTCTAGAATTATACAAGATTATTCAGAATCGGTAGGAAATAGAGTTTTGCTCATAGATGATATAAGTGACCAATTTAATACTAGCTTACCATCAACTTTCGTAACCTCATTCAATATTTAAAGTAAAATGGCAACAAAAATAAGATCTCAAAAGTTATTTTTAAACGTATTGGATAATAGATTTGGTGATAGAAAGCAAATATCTATTCTTTCTTTATTAACTAATGGAAGTCAAATATTTTCCAATAATTATGCCAAAGTTTTTACTCAAGATGAGATTGGATCTTTTGATATTGTAAATTCTGGTGGAACAAATAACCTACAATTTTTTCCGATAGATGGAAGAATAAATGAGTACAATTATAGTTTTTTCTCATATGAAACAAAACAATTAATTACGGATACAGGTTCTTATGGTCTGGGAGATATTGTAAGTATTGGATCTTCAAATAAAATTTTTAGTTCTGGAAATCCAGAAACAATTTCTCAAATCTCTACAGATTTTACATCATCGAAAATATTAGTAGAATTGTCTACATCAAATAATTTTTATGAGTATAAAGAATTTAATATAGTAGTCAATTCCGATAATGAGATTTTATTAGCAGATTATGGAACAATTTGCTTTGATAATGATTCGTCAATTTCTGGTCTTGGTACATATGATGTTTATGTTTCTGGTTCCAACATTAATTTAGACTTTTATCCCGACGATTCTTCTTTAGGAAATGTTTCCGCAAATGTAATTAATGTTTCATTTGCAAATACAAATTTCAGTCAAGAAGGATCATTAAATCTTAGATCTGGAAATATAGAGTCCAAAAAAACATCAATAATAGCAAGTCCATCACCTTCTCCAACCATAGTATCTTCTTATGACTCAAATTACCAATCTTCATATGTAGTAGCTCAAGTTACTGATTTAGATTCTGGAAATATTCAATTTTCGGAATTAATTGTAATAAATGATAGCGGAGAAACTTACTCTATAGAATATGGGAATGTAGAAACTCAAAATTCTTTAGGATCATTTAGTACAAATTTATCATCAACTACAGACATTTTATTTACTCCAAATCCAAATACAAATGTAGAAGTTTTAATATATCAAAATAAGTTAACTTACTTCCAATTTACTAATTTTTCTCCATCTTTAAATTTAAAAAATGTAGAATTAAAAACGGGAGTTTCCGTATTTGGCAGTCAAGATAGGACTGAATTTGACTTAAAATATAAAGGAGATTTTATATTTGAAAAATTGTTTAATGGAAGTCTATCTTCAGTAGTTGATATAGATGAAAATTATATAACAATACCAAATCACTTTTTTGTTACCGGTGAACAAGTAAATTATAGATCTCAACAATTAGATCATGATTCTACAGACAATTCTATTGGTATAGCAAACACAGTTATAACTGGAGTTGGTTTAACCAATAAACTCTCTGGAGAACTTTATATTTACAAGGTTGATGAAACTAGAATTAAATTTGCATCATCTGCTCAAAATGCATTATCTGCACAACCAAATCTAATAGATATTACCTCAGTTGGTATAGGAATAACTCATTACATAACATCAACAAAACAAGATAGAAAATGTATAATAGCGATTGATAATGTAATACAATCTCCTATTTTAGTAAGTTCATCAACTTCAAGTATTTTACAAAATAATATAGACAATGGTTCAGATAATATTTTAATATTCTCTGGAATTTCATCATTTTCTTCTGGCAACTTAATTAAAATTGATGATGAAATACTAAAAATAAATTCTATAGGAATTGGAAATTCTGTTGATGTTGATAGAGGATTTCTCGGTACTGGAATATCATCTCACCTTTCAAATTCCATAATAAGAAAAGTTGAAGGAAATTATAACATAATTGGAAGTAAAATTTATTTTGCTTCTCCTCCATATGGAGAGACAAAAGGAGATCCAAATGAATTTGGAAGTGTAATTACAGAAAATACTATAAAATCTTCTTTTCATGGTAGAGTTTTTGTACGTTCAGGAATTCCTGATGGCAATTCTGAAACCTATGATAGAAATTATCTATTTGATGATATATCAAGTTCATTTAATTCTGTAAATAAAGATTTTGTTTTAAAGTCTAATCAACAAAATGTATTTGGAATTTCTACAGATAGATCTATAACATTAATTAATAATGTTTTACAAATTCCTGATGATGATTTTACTCTTACGGAAAATTTGTCAGGAACAGAAATAAGTTTCACGGGAACAGCAACATCAGTATCCTATGATCCAAATAATGCATCAGTTCCTAGAGGTGGAATACCAATATCAATTGGATCAAGTAATGGACTTGGTTATCAACCTTTAATTACTGCTGGAGGAACTGCAGCAGTATCTATTTCAGGAACAATATCGGCAATAAGCATTGGAAATAGTGGTTCTGGATATAGATCTGGAATACAAACAAATATAAGAGTTGGTGTACAAACTTATAGTTCAGGAATTCCAAATATAGAATTTATTGGAAATGCTGTCGTTTCTAATGGAAATGTAGTTTCTGTGAATATTACAAATCCCGGATCTGGATATGATCAATCAAATCCACCAGATGTAGTTTTTGATTCACCACTATCATATTCAAATATTCCACTAATTTATTCTCCAAGTTATTCTTCAGGTGTTGGAACTGAAGCAAAAATAGACATAGTTGTTGGGCAAGGATCTAGTGTTGTAAGTTTTGAAATAAAAAATTATGGTTACTCATATCTTCCAGGAGAAATATTAACAGTAGAAACTGGAGGGTCTACAGGAATACCTTTAGACCCATCAAAATCTTTTGAGGAGTTTTCTATAATAATTGATAAGGTTACAAAAGATAATTTTTCGGGTTGGTTTGTCGGAAACTTAAAATTATTGGACGATTTTAGTTTTAGATTTGATGGATCAAGAAAGACATTTACATTAAGGGATAATGGAAACATATTTTCCATTATCGCAAAAAAAGGTTCTAACATTGATGTAAAAGCAACTATCTTAGTAATTTTAAATGATGTGATACAAATTCCAGACGAAGCTTACCTATTTAATGGTGGAAGTAATATAACATTTACCGAAGCACCAAAAGAAGGTGATGAATGTAAAATATTATTCTACAGAGGAACAGAAGGAATTGATGTTATTGATGTTGATATAGAAGAAACTATAAAGGTTGGAGATATTCTTAATATTGATAGTGAAGATTTTAATACAGATCAAAAAAATAGAATAGTTAATGTTATTACTTCACCAACTTCAGTAGACACTAATTTATATTCTTCTGTTGGAGTTTCTTCTGATTTAGATCTTTTAAGGCCAATAACTTGGTGCAAACAAAGAAATGATATTAGAGTTAATAGCGCAGATGTAACAAAAGATAGAATAGAGTATGAACCAAAAATTAATCCTGTGGGCAATCTAATAAAAGGTGTTGGAATAGGAAGCACTATGATATTCGTAGATTCCTTGAAATCTTTCTTTGACTATAAAAATGAAAATGCTTCAGATTCTTACACAAGTAAAATAGAAATTGTAGATGGAAAAGAAAACATTGTAGCAATTTCAACTGCTTTAGTTTCTTTTGCTGGTACAATATCGTCGATAGACATAACTAACAATGGACTTGGATACGATTTCATACCCGAAGTATCAATTACAAGTCCAATCGGAATAGGATCTACAGGAAAAGCAACTGCAACAGCATCCGTTTCTTCTGGAGTTGTTACTTCAATACAAATAGTAAATCCTGGATTTGGTTATACAAATTCTTCTCCGCCACTTGTAATTATAGAATCTCCAAAGGTTAAGAAGGAACAGATTAATAATGTTACATATAGTGGAGATTATGGAATTATCACTGGAGTTTCTACTATTTCTGTTGGATATGCTCAAACTGGAATAGTATTTGATTTATTAATTCCAAGAGATTCGCCACTTAGAAATTCGGCGTTTACGAACCCAATAGTAACTGAAAGTGGCATACAAGAATCGTATTATCTTAATGTTTTTAATACAAATATTGGAAATGGACTAGTTTCTTTAGATAGTAATGGATCTACCATAAGTGTTGGAACAAAATTTATGGACAACGTTTATCAAGTTGCTTCAGTTTCTATTGTGCCGGTCACTGGTGTGTATGGATATGAGAATTTTATTACAGTAAATGTTGCAAGAGTTGTGGTTAGTGTTCAAGATTATAATCTTTTAAGTGATATGGGAAGCAATAGATTCTTTGGGGAATTTAGTTGGGGATTAATCGAAACAAACTCTAGACCACAGGAGAGGGAATTTGTAGTTGGAACAAGTTATCAAAATTCTGGATTAACTACTGCACCAATTGTAAGGAGAACGAATCCTTTAAAATTTAATTCTTATACAATTATATAATAAATAGTTCTAAAATTTTAAGATAAATGTCAGCAATTATAACTGATCAATTTAGAATACTAAATTCTAGCAATTTAGTATCTTCTATTGGTTCTTCTTTATTTTCTTATTATAGTTTTGTTGGACTAACAAATTCTTCTGAATACAAATCAGATTGGGATTCTTCTCCCCAACCACCGATAGATTCTTTTGATTATCAAAATGATATTTGGGATACTATTATTGGATTGAAAAAAATTAATTCCGGTGATGTTAGGCAAGTAATTAGAAAAATTACTTGGACATCTGGAACTACTTATGACATGTATAGAAATGATGTAAGTAGGGATAAAAGATCAGTACCATCAAATCAGTCTAGCATTTATTCTGCAAATTATTATGTCGTAAATAGTGATTTTAATGTTTACATTTGTCTTTATAATGGAATAGATCCGGAAAATACTGAGGGTAGACCATCTTTAGACGAACCTACATTCACTGATCTTGAACCAAGATCAGCAGGTACTAGCGGAGATGGTTACATTTGGAAATACTTATACACAATAAAGCCTAGCGATGTTGTAAAGTTTGAGTCTTTAAATTATATACCAGTCCCTGCAGATTGGAATGATGATCAATATTCTTTGGTTAGAAACAATGCAGACACAAGTGGACAATTGAAGATTGTTACTGTAACAAATAGAGGTAGTGGGTTAACTCAAGGAACATATACTAATATTGATATAATTGGAGATGGAAGTGGTGCAAAGGCATCGGTCGTTGTTGGTGAAGATTCTACTGTAGAATCTGTAAATGTAACTTTAGGTGGATCTGGATATACTTTTGGAAAGTTAGACCTTGCTTCTGGAGGACTACTTTTAAATTCTGGTTCAGTTGCTCCAAAATTTAATGTAATAATTCCTCCTCCCGGAGGTCATGGAAAAGATATCTATAAAGAACTTGGATCTTACAATTTGTTATTGTATTCGAGAATAGAAAATGATATTGAGAATCCAGATTTTGTTAGTGGAAATAAAGTTGCTAGAGTGGGGATAATAAAAAATCCAAAAAAATTCCAAACAAATGAATTGTTGTCAGATAGTATCGTAAGTGGTGTATATGCATTAAAATTGAAAGGAATTACAAATCCTAATGACTATCAAAATGCAACTTTTGCAGATAATGCAGAAATTATACAAACAATAGGTGCTGGTATTACTGCAGTCGGTAAGGTTGTATATTATGACAATAAAACTGGAGTGTTAAAATATTGGCAAGATAGATCTTTAGTTGGTTTTAATACTGGAACTTCAGATTTATCTACACAAATTCCAGCATATGGATATAAACTTAATAGGTTTACTTCATCACCAACTGTAGACGGATCTTTGGTTATCGAAGGTGGGAGTATAAATCTCCAAATAGATTCTAATTTTAATGGTATTACTACTACCATAAATAATACGACAACGTATAATCTAGGACAAAACTTTGATTCGGGTTTGTCAAATCCAGAAGTAGAAAAATATTCTGGAGAAATAATTTATATTGATAATAGACCATCTGTTATCAGATCTACGAATCAAAAAGAAGATATTAAGGTTATTTTACAATTTTAAGTAAAAAATCATGCCACAGGAAACTAACTTAAACGTATATCCATATTTTGACGATTATGGTGCGAAAGATTTTCATAAAGTATTGTTTAAACCAGGTTATCCTGTTCAAGCAAGAGAACTGACGACTTTGCAGTCAATACTGCAAAGTCAACTAGAAAGATTTGGATCTAGTATTTTTACCGATGGTTCTAGAGTTCTTGGTGGACAATTAACATATAATAATAGATTAGAATATGTTATATTGGAAGACCAATATTTTGGAGTGGATGTTGAAGTTTATCTAAATTTTCTTGTTGGTGAAGTAATTGTAGGTAGAACTAGTGGAGTAAGAGCGGAAATACAATCTTTTATCACAAAAAATGAATCTTACTTAGGAAAATCTACAATATATGTAAAATATCTGAGTCCTGGCACAGATGATGTAAAGAGTGAAAAATTTATTGGTGGTGAGGTATTAGAAGTAGAAAATAATGTACCCAGCGACGATAGTGGACCATTAATTATAGACGGAGTTCAAAGATTTTTGACCTCTGGAGAGGGATTTTCAATAACAAGAGATGTAGATTCAACAGGAAATGCCTCAGCAGCATCAATTGATGCTGGGGTATTTTTTGTTAGGGGATATTTTATACAAGTTGGTTCTAGTGGAATTCTTTTAGACCAGTATAATAGCATTGGAAATTTCAAAATTGGTTTGAGAATAATTGAATCTATAGTAAACTCAGATGAAGATTCATCTTTAAATGATAACTCCAATGGATTTTCTAATTTTGCGGCTCCTGGAGCTGACAGATTTATTATATCCGGAAGACTGGACAAGATAGATCTAAATGAAGTTGAAACAAACGATTTTATCACAATAAGTGAAATAAGAGAAGGAGAAGAAATAACTTCAAAGAATTTAACAAAATACAATGAGTTGGCAACAGAATTCGCAAGAAGAACGTTTGACGAATCTGGAAATTATTATGTAAAATCTCCAAATCTTTCTATTAGAGAAACTTTAAATAATTTAAAAGGAAATAATGGAGTTTTCTTTGAGGGAAGAGATACTTATAATGGAAATAAACCAAGTGAAGATTTGGGAACTTATATCATATCTCCAACAAAAGCCTATGTTATGGGATATGAGATAAAAACTTTAGGATCAACTTACTTAGACTTTAAAAAACCAAGAACTACAAAAAGTTTACAAAATCAAAATATAAATTATTATACTGGACCAACATATACTCTCAATAGAGTATTTGGTTCTCCAAAAGTTGGGTTCTCTACTTATTATGTAAGTTTGCATTTGGATAGAGTTGGTTCAAATCAAACAGAAAAATCTGGTAAGGAAATTGGTCTTGCAAGAGTTTATGATTTTGCATTAGAATCTGGTTCATACGATACATTAAATCCCGATTCTAATGAATGGGACATCGCTCTCTACGATATTCAAACTTATACAGAAATATCATTAAATGAACCAGTAACATTAAGCACACCAACTTATATTAAAGGAAATTCTAGTGGAGCAGTGGGATTTTTAAGATATGATGTTTCAAATTCCGGAATTATAACCGCATATAATGTTAGTGGAAAATTTGTAATTGGAGAAACTTTTGAATTTGATGGTATTGATAATAGTAGAATATCAACTTCCATAAATTCTTATGGTTCAAGCGATGTAAAATCGGTTTATGGTATAGTTGGATCTGCATATACATTTACTGCAGATGTAAAGCAGTCTACTGCATTTGATGTTGGATTTGTATCAATCGGAGGAGAATCTGGAGGAATAAGTACAGTATTTTCTGCAGACTTTACCTTTAATAGTTCGGTAAAACCGGGTCAAATTGTAGCATACACGAATCCAGGAAATCAAGTTCCAACATTCTCTAAAGTAGTTACAGTTTCCCCCAACTCTTTAAGTATTGCTGGAATTCAGACAGTTTCGGGTGTTTGTGATGGTAGTTTGCCTGTAACAACAATTAACCCCTCAGATTTTAGAATTCTAAAATCGGCATATCAAAGGTCGGAAGATAACACTCTATATACAAAACTTCCAAAAGTAAATATAAGTTCTGTAGATTTATCAAATTCGGATTTAATCGTAAGAAAGCAATATGATGTTATTGTCAGTGGAGGTTCTTTAACTCAACCTGCCGGAGATGATTTGGTTTTCTTACCTTTCGATGAAGAGAGATATTGTTTAGTTAATGAAAATGGAGTAACTGAAGAATTAACTTTAGATAAAGTTGATACCACAGGATCTTCTACAATAACAATATCTGGTTTGAGCAATAATGGAAATGCAAAGTTAATTGCAACTTTAAGAAAAACAAATATAAAGGAAAAGGTAAAAAATAGAAACAAAGTCAATTCTATAGTAATAGACAAATCCAAGTATGCTTCTTCTGGCATTGGTTCTACTACTTTAAATGATGGATTATTGTTTGGAAATTATGCCTATGGAACTAGAGTTCAGGATGAGGATATTTGTCTGAATGTTCCAGATGTAAATAAAATTCTTGGAATATATGAGTCATCTTCAATAGCAAATCCAGAAATTCCATCTATAGTTTTATCTACTATAGATGGGTCAACAGGAACAACAATAGATTTGATATTGGGTGAAGAATTTGTTGGAATGGATAGTAATTCTATTGGGGTTCTTGTAGAAAAGGTAAGTAATTTGAAGGTTGGATATGCAAAACTATCTTCAAATTCATTTAATCCAGGAGAAGTAATCAAGTTTAAAGAATCTGGTGTAAACGCTGTAGTTTCTACTATAGACTCTGGTGATAATGATATAACATCAAATTTTGTACTTAATAGTCAGCAGAGAAACACAATTTATGACTATTCGAAAATTGTCAGAAAAGCATCCAAAAAAGAACCAGCAAAGAAAATAAAAGTTGTATTTGAATCCTCAGGATTTTTAGATTCAGATTCTGGAGACATTACTACAAGAAATAGTTACAATCAGTTCTCATATTGTATGATACCAAAAATAAATGGTATCAGAAATACTGATATTATCGATATAAGACCAAGAGTTCCATCATATACAGTCTCTGAAAATACAAGGTCTCCATTCGAATTTCTTGGTAGAAATATTAGTGAAGATAAAAATTCTTCTAAGCATATTTTGGCGTCAGATGAATCATTTGCGATAAATTATTCTTATTATTTGCCAAGAATAGATAAAATATATCTTTCCAAAGATGGAAAGTTTCAATTGAGCACAGGCGATGCTTCAGAAAATCCACAACCACCTCAGGCAATTCAAAATTCTATAGAAGTTGCCAGAATTGATCTTCCTTCATATCTTTGTGATATCAAAGATGCAAAGATAACTCTTACTGATTATAAGAGATATCAAATGTCTGATATCAAAAAACTTGAGGATAGAATTAAGAATTTAGAATACTACACTTCACTTTCTATTTTAGAAACAAATACGGCAAATCTTCAAATAACTGATGCGGATGGTCTAAACAGATTCAAATCTGGTTTCTTTGTTGATGATTTTTCGACTACAAATACTCAGAAAAAATCATTAGGATCTAAAAATTCAATAGATATTTCAAATGCACAATTAAGACCTTCTCATTATTCTACTGAGATAGATCTTTTGATCGGGTCAAGTTCCTTATCAGGAATTGGTTCTTCTCCAGATCCAACAGCAGACTCGCAGTTTGTTACTGATTTGATAGGATCCAATGTAGTAAGAACTGGTCAATTATTGACATTATCATATCAAGAGATTGAAGAAATAATTCAACCATATTCTAGTCAAATTACAAATGTTTCTGCATATTCTTCTTCATTCTTTGGTGGGTCTTTAAAATTATTCCCATCTTCAGATATTTGGGTGGATCAAATTAGAATAGAACCTAAGACGGTTAATGTTGAAGGTGATTATGTAAAAACTGAACAGGAACTGGAAGATGAGGGATATGACCAACAATCTGGTTTTAGTCCAACTGTCTGGAATTCTTGGGAAACTGTGTGGACAGGAGAAACTATTAAGAAGTCTTCTGAAGAAGTTACTTTGGGAAACCAGGTAATTAGAGAAGATTATGAGCAAGTAACAAAAACAGGAACATCAAAGAGAACAGGAACAACTAAAATTGTCAAAGAAGTTTTTGAAAATACTTCCTTTGGAGATCAAGTTTTAGAATCGAGAGTTATTCCATATTTGAGATCGAGAAATATAGAATTCACTGGAAGAAGATTAAAACCATTCACTCAGGTATATCCATTCTTTGATGGAGTAGATGTTTCTAAATTTGTATTTCCAAAACTGATAAGAGTGACAATGCTACAAGGAACTTTCCAGGTAGGAGAAAATATTGTTTCTTATTCTGGAAATGGTTCATCTTTATCTGACATAAGAGTAAATAGTAGTGCTCGTAGATGTGGATCAATATTGAAGTTTAGTGCCAGAGTTTCAAAACAAAATCATAAATTTGGTCCCTATAATGCCCCAACACAAACTATCACTAAAAATCCATATAATAGAACAGATTCTGTATCAGATACTTACACTTCGACTTCTACCCTTGTTAACATTGACACATATTCTCTTGCAAATAATTCTGAAGGAAATTATTACTCAAAACCAAATGTTGGCGAAATTTTAGTAGGAAGAACAAGTGGTGCTACTGCTAGAATAGAATCTTTAGATTTGTTTACTGATCAATTAGGAGATGTTCTGGGATGCTTATGGATTCCAAATCCCAATGTGGGTTCCAATCCAAAATTCGAGGCTGGAACTAAAGTATTCAAATTGACCAGCAGTTCTACAAATTCTTTATTGCAGGGCAGCACAAGTTGTTCTGCAGAAGGACAATATTATTCTGAGGGTAAAGTCAACACATTACAGGAAAATATAATAGTGACAAGAAATTCTACAGTTGTTATCGAAGATGCATCAGAAACTCAAGAAGCATCTGAGGTTGGTCCAAATGAACTTGTAAATAGTACAGTGGTCAGCACTATCGCTCCTGAAACACCTGTTTATATTCCACCAGCAACAATTAGTATACCAGATACCACAGTTACTGGATCATATCCAACTACAACTCCAGAAACTCCACAGAATCCACCAATTCCACAAACCACACCATCAAGAGAAGTGACGATTATAAACAGAGCTGGAAAGAATATTGGCGCACCTGCAGCATTGAGAGGAAATGAGTTGTTGGCTGAAGCAGGAATATCTGGTAAGAAGTTCAAGCAAGGAATGCCATTTAGCGAGGCAAGAGACCTGTACAGGTTGGCTATTGCAAGAAGACCAGACCTTGCAGAATTTTATCAGTTTACTGTTCCACAAAATACTCAACCATCTCTTACTAGTAGCACTGGCAGTGGTCCTTCTCCTTCGTTTACACCAGTACTAACTGTTCAAGGAGTAGGGTCTGTATCAATATCAAATGAGACTGGAATAACTGCAAATACAGGCGGAGGTTCCGGTGGATCTGGTGGTGGATCTGGCGGCGGCGGCAGAAATAACAAAACTAAAGAAAAAAATAAAGCTAAGAATAATAAAAATAAGCAAAAAGATCTTACAGTGAAATTTGGAGGTACAAAAATTAACTTGATTTGATTATATAGATTAATCTACTAAATACTTAATAAAGTATAAGAGATGAAATTATTAAATCCTTTAGCACAAACATTCTATGTTGATCATAGCAATGGAATGTTTGTGACTTCTATTGATCTATACTTTTATGGTAAAGATGAAAATTTGCCCGTTACAGTTCAACTGAGATCCATTGAATTAGGGCAACCATCAAGAACAGTATATCCTTTTGGTGAAGTAGTTTTAACATCAGATGAAATTGATACCACAGAATTTGGAATTATTCCAACTAGAGTTAGATTTCCTTCTCCAGTTTATTTGGAAGGAAATAAGTTTCACTCTATAGTTCTTTCTTCAAATTCTGACAAATATTTGGTATGGATTGCAGAAATGAATCAGTTAGACAGTGCTTCAGATAATTCTGTAGTAATAGATAAGCAACCATTGAGTGGTGGACTGTTTAAGTCTCAAAATGCATCAAGTTGGATAGAAGAACCATTCCAAGACTTAAAATTTACAATTTACAGAGCGAATTTTAATTCATCTTCTGGAGATGTAAACTTTTTTAGTCCAGAATTAAATGTTGGAAATAGTCAAATAGCAAATCTTACTCAAAATGCTCTAGAAATGGAGTCAAAGAAAGTTAGATTGAAACTAGATCAAAACGTAACCGACTTAGGTTTAACATTAGGAAATACTATACTTCAAGATGGCATTAATGTTTCTGGTGATTATATAGATTCTGCTGGTTCTGCAACAGGCACTCTCAATATTATCAATAGTGGAATTGGATATGTAGCAGGAACATATACTAATGAATCTTTAACATCAATAACTGGTTCTGGAAGTGGCGCAACTGCCGATATTGAAATAAATGGTGATGGTGTTGCAATAGCAGCAACCATAATCTCTGGAGGAAGTGGATATGTTGTTGGAGATATTCTTTCAGTAAGTACTTTGGGAGGTAGTCCTTTAGGGAGAAACCTAAGACTTTCATTAACTTCTATTGGAGGAATAAATGAAATTATTGTAGATAATGTTCAGGGTGATTTTTCTGTTGGTGCAGGAAAATCTATAAAATATATTAATAATTCTGATACAGAAGTTTTTCTTAATGGTGGTGGAGTTTTAATAAACACCGATGGAATAGTTTCGTTAAATGATGGACTTACTATAAAAGTGAATCATAGAAATCATGGGATGCATTCAAGAACAGATAGAGTAGAAATTTTTGACATTATAAGTGATATAAAACCTACAAGTTTGTCTGTAGAACTTTCAAAAAATGAAAATGTAGAGATTTCTGTAGTTTCTACTGTTGGATTTGATACTTTTGAGAATTTATCGGTGTCTTCAGGAAATCCTGGATACATTAAAATTGACGGAGAAATTATTTCATACACAGGAACTACTGCAACAACATTAACAGGAATTGTTAGAGGTATTGACTCTACAGAAGTAGTCAATCATGTTAAAGATGTTTTGGTAGAAAAATACGAATTGAATGGAGTATCTTTAAGGAGAATTAATAGAATCCACTCTTTGGAGCAAGCAACAGTATCAGATCCAATTGGACTTGACTACTATAATATAAAGTTGTTAATGGATGAAAATGGCATAGATAGGACTGACGGCGTTTCCGATCCGAAACTTTATATTAAAGAATCAAAATCTACAGGAGAAAGCTTTATAAAGGCAACTCAAAACATTCAGTTTAGTTCTTTAAGACCAATAGTTCAAACTTTAACTTTGAGTGGAACAAGCATTATTCCAAGTGTCAGAACTGTTTCTGGAAAAAGTATAGACGGAACTGAGGCATCATTCCAAGATGAGGGATTCCAGTCCATAGATTTAAATTCCAATAATTATTTTTCATCACCAAGATCTATATTTTCTAAGTTGAATGAGTCGGTTGGATTAAATGATCTTCCTGGAAATAAATCTTTAACATTAAATCTGCAGATGTTTAGTGGTGATGGTTATGTTTCTCCTGTAGTAGATTTGGATAGAGTTGGTGTTATTTTAACCTCAAACAGAGTAAACAAAAGAATAACAAATTATGCCACAGATAACAGAGTTTCTAATTTGCAAAAAGATCCATCAGCATTTACATATGCTTCAAACATAATTTCATTAGAAGTTCCAGCTACTTCTATTAAGTTGCTTTGCACTGCATATGTAAATGTTTTTAGCGACCTTAGAGCTTTCTATGCAATTCAAAGAGATCCATACGAAGAACCAATCTATCTTCCATTCCCAGGTTTCAATAATTTAAATAACTTGGGTCAAACTATAGATGAATCCTTATCTGATGGTACACCCGATAGAGATGTTCCGAAAGTTGATATTTTAACAACAGAAAGTCCACTCAATCTCTTCAAAGAGTATGAGTTTACTGAGAATAATATAGAATCATTTAGATATTTTAGCATTAAGTTGGTTGGAACATCAACAAATCAAGCTTATCCACCAAGAATTAAAGATCTAAGAGTAATTGCTGTTGCATAATGAAAAAAGTAAAAGACAATTTAAGTCTCATTAGAGATGAGAATACAAATGCAATTATAAACACAAATCATTTGGAATATCAAAATTACTTAAATTTAAAAAGAAGCAAGCAAAATAGTGCAAAAAAAATTGAAAACTTAGAAAATGAAATGGGCGAAATTAAAAATAATATTGAAGAAATAAAGTCAATGCTTTCATCTTTAATGAATAACATGAAATGATAGATATTATAGGAAAAATAAACTGTAAAGAATAATGGCACAACCATCATCAAGACAAGAACTAATAGATTATTGCAAAAGAAAACTGGGACATCCAGTATTGGAAATTAATGTTGCTGATGAGCAGATAGAAGATCTTGTTGATGATGCAGTGCAATTTTTCCAAGAAAGACACTTTGATGGAGTAATTCAAACTTATTTAAAATATAAAGTTACTCAAGAAGATATTGATAGGGGAAGAGCGCAAACAGGTGGGGTTGGAATTGCTACAACCTCAGCAACTTCTACAACAAGTGAAACGTTTAACTTCTTCGAAAATGCAAATTTCCTCCAAATTCCAGATCATATTATAGGAATTAATAAGATTTTTCAGTTTGAAGGATCTAATGATATTTCCCGAAATATGTTTAGTTTGAAATATCAATTATTTTTAAATGATATTTACTATTGGGGTTCAACAGAACTTTTAACTTACGCAATGACTAAAACATACCTTGAGGATATTGACTTTTTACTTACCACACAAAAGCAAATAAGATTTAATAAAAGACAAAATAGATTATATCTTGATATTGACTGGAGCAGTCTAGTTGTTGGTGAATACTTGGTTATTGACTGTTACAGTGCATTAAATCCAAACGATTATTCTAATGTTTGGAATGATTCTTGGTTAAAGAAATATCTAACTTCTCTAATTAAGAGGCAGTGGGGACAAAACTTAATCAAATTCCAAGGGGTTAAACTTCCAGGTGGAATTGAGTTTAATGGTAGACAATTGTATGATGATGCCCAAAGAGAAATAGATATGATAATGGAGCAGATGTCATCTTATTATGAAATTCCACCATTAGACTTCATAGGATAATTATGCTTAACCCATTTTTTCTTCAGGGATCAAAAGGAGAACAAAATCTAGTTCAGGATTTGATAAATGAACAGATAAGAATGTATGGTGTTGAGATTTACTATATTCCTAGAAGATATATCACTAAAAATACAGTAATCGCTGAGGTAATACAATCAAAATTTGATAAGGCGTATCCAATTGAAGCATATGTTTCTTCTTATGATGGATATGGTGGACAAGGAACACTTCTATCTAAATTTGGAATTCAAGATATTGACGATTTAACTCTTGTAGTATCTAAAGAAAGATTTGAAGATTATATTTCACCACTAATAAAACCTATTAGTAATATTGAATTATCAAGTAGACCAAAAGAAGGAGACTTAGTTTATTTTCCTTTGGGTGATAGAATATTTGAAATAAAATATGTTGAACATGAATCTCCATTCTATCAGTTGCAAAAAAACTATGTGTATGAATTAAGATGTGAACTCTTTAGATATGGTGATGAAGTTGTAGACACGGATATTGAACAGATAGATGATAATTTTGTAGATCAAGCATACACTCAAACATTCAGATTAGTTGGTTCAGGAAGAACTGCAACTGCGGTGGCAAATATTTTTGATGGGGCAGTTTCCTCTATCACAGTAACAAATAGAGGTAGAGATTACACATCTGCACCAAGAGTTGCAATATCTTCTTCTCCATCTCCAGGAGGAACCGCAGTTGGTGTTGCAACTTTAATTACAGGTATGTTTGATTATTGCGCAGATTCCAAAGAAAATTATAAGGTTCAAGGAGTAGAAATTGCAAATTCTGGTTACGGATATACTTCCGTTCCAATGGTTGCATTTATTGGTGGTGGAGGAGTTGGTGCAGAAGCAAAAGCAACCATTTCAGATGGAGCGGTTGGTGTAATTACAGTAACTGATGGAGGATCGGGATATGATTCAGCACCAATAGTATCTTTTGTTGGAATAGCATCTACATCTGCTTCTGCTGTTGCAATACTTACTAATGGATCTATTACTGCAATAAGGATTTCAAACACTGGTTCTGGATACACAGAAGCACCTACTGTAAGGATTTCTGATCCATACTTACTTGGATCTGGATCATTTACCTTTAATGAAGTAGTTACAGGATCTGCAAGTAGCGCAACTGCTCTTGTAGAGTCTTGGAATTCAGTTACAAATGATTTGGAATTGAAGAACTTTACAGGGGAATTTGTTGTTGGTGAAATTATCACTGGAAGCGAATCGGGAGCAACTTATAAGGTTCTAACTATAAATACCGTAGATTCTGATGATGCTTATAGTCAAAATATAGATATTGAGACTGAAGCAGACCAAATATTGGACTTTACAGAAAAAAATCCATTTGGAACACCTTAAATAGTTAAATAATCAATAGTATCTGGGAAAATGTATGTTTGAGTATTTTTATAACGAAATAATACGAAAGACCGTAATCGGATTTGGAACTTTATTTAATAGTATAACAATTAAGAGAAAAGATTCTTCCGATAATGTTTTTTCTATTGTTGAGGTCCCAATTGCATACGGACCAACTCAAAAGTTTTTAGCAAGACTTGAGCAGTCACCAGACTTAAACAAACCAGTCCAGATTACTCTTCCAAGACTTTCATTTGAAATGGTAGGATTAAACTATGATCCAACCAGAAAAGTTACTCCAATACAAACAATTATATCATCCACAAAAACTGATAAGACAGACCTAAGAGTCACTTATATGCCAGTTCCATATAATGTTTCTTTTGAATTGTCTATCATGACAAAGAGTAACGATGATATGCTTCAGATAGTTGAGCAAATTTTACCATACTTCCAACCCTCATATAGTATAAGTATAGACTTAGTAGACGTGATTGGAGAAAAGAGAGACATTCCCATCACTCTTGATAACATCAATATGGATGACTCATATGAAGGAGATTTTAGCACAAGAAGAGCATTAATATACACACTAAGATTTACTGCGAAAACTTACATCTTTGGTCCAACATCTTCCGAATCTTCCAAAGATGTTGTCAAGAAAGTTGCTATTGGTTTTGTTTCTGGAGAAAATACAGGATCTCCTACAAGAGATATTACTTATAGAGTAGAACCACAAGCAACTAAGAAATATATTGATCAGGTATCAACTACACTTTCAGAAGATATTAATCTAGAAACTACAATTTTTGATGTTGCAGATTCTTCGGCAATCGCAAAAGGATCTTATATTACAATAGACACCGAAACATTATATGTAAAATCTAAGACTGGAAACAAACTTACGGTTAGAAGAGGTGAATATGGCACACCAATATCTCTCCATGTATCTGGTTCTGGCGTAAGTGTTATAACAGAAGCGGATAATGCTTATGTTCAAATTGGTGATGATTTTGGATTTAGCGACAGCTTCTGATAATCATGAGTAATAAATTTGACAATTTGGATGAGACCTTTAATGTGGAAGAAACAATGAAACCAGTAGTAGAAGTTGAGAGTGTTGACGTAGAAAGTTCAATAGATAAATTTGAAAAGGTGTCTGAGGATATTAGAAAAGATTATGAATATAGTAGGGGAAATTTGTATTCTATTATAGAAAAGGGGCAAGAAGCACTTAATGGTGTCATTGAACTTGCCCAAGAAACTGAGATGCCAAGAGCATATGAAGTTGCTGGACAGTTAATCAAAAGCGTATCTGATGCAACTGAAAAGTTAATTGACTTGCAAAAGAAGTTGAAAGAAATTCAGTCTGATGATAAAAAGAAAGGTCCAACAAGTGTTACAAACAATGCTTTGTTTATAGGTTCTACTGCTGAACTCAGTAAGTTGCTTAAGCAGCAAAAAGAAGATGAAAACGTTTAAACAATTTAAAGAAAGTTGGTCTAATAAATATAAAAAGAGTATAGATTGCTCAAATCCAAAAGGATTTTCTCAGAAAGCACATTGTGCAGGAAGAGATAAAAGAGCTAGGGGTGAAGAAACAAAATCCAATCCAGTAAAATGAACGAAGATCTTAGAAAATGGTTCGGAAAAGGCGGCGAAGGTGGCGTCGGTGGTGGTGGATGGGATGAATACAATACCAAAGGTGAAAGAACTGGAAAATGTGCTCGTGGAAAAGATGATGATGGGAAAGGTCCAAAACCAAAGTGCCTTTCAAAAGAAAAAGTAGCAAAAATGTCTAAGGACGAAATTGCTGCTGCAGTAAGAAGAAAAAGAGAAAAAGATCCTGTAGCAGATCGTCCAGGTAAAGGAGGAAAACCCAAAATGGTTTCTAATAATATTGGTGAAGCTTGTTGGAAAGGATACAAGCAAGAGGGACTAAAAAAGAAAGGAAAGAAAATGGTCCCAAATTGTGTTCCAGAAGGAGCAATGCCCGGATCTATTGATCCCAAAAAACATAGAGAGCAGCAACGTGCTGCTAAAATTAGAAACCTTGCACAGAAAGGTTCTACAGAAGGAGAAAAGAAAGCAGCGGAAAGAAAAACAAAAGGTCCAAAACTTTTTGGGGAAAATATTTCTTTGGTAGATAAAATTCTACTTGAAATGGAAGCAGAAGTGATTAGTGAGAAGAATGTTCCTACCAATCCTTCTCTTTGGTCAAAAATGAAAGCAAAGGCAAAATCAAAATTTGATGTGTACCCTTCTGCTTATGCAAATGGTTGGGCAGCAAAAGAATACAAAAAAGCGGGTGGTGGATGGAAATCTGTTAGTGAAGATGTAACGATCGAAGATGCAAATGGAAATACTTTTGCTGAAGTTATTGATATTATAAAAGTAGATTCCATAAAAGAAACTTGTGGAACTAAAAAGCATGGTGGAGATGCTGGAAAACCAGGAAAAAATAAAAACTATGTAAAAGAAATTGAAGAATCTGTAAGAATGCCTGCAAAGAATGGAAACATTATTTTTGCAATGGTTTCTTGGAGAGGTAAAGTTTATTCTCTTCAAATGTTCTTCCCATCAGGAAAGAAACCATCAAGACAAGAAGTTCAGGATCAAGTAAGAAAAGTATATCCAGATTCTAGACTTACATATTTTAATATGAGAGACTATGAGCCTGGTCAACCACTTCTTCAAGTTGAAGATTGGCAAAAGGTGAATAAGTCAGATAAAACTGATGGAATGAGTCCTGCCGCAGTCAAAGCATATCGCAGAGAGAATCCAGGTTCTAAACTTAAAACTGCTGTAACTGGAGATCCAAAACCAGGAAGCAAGGATGCCAAGCGTCGTAAGTCATTCTGCGCGCGCTCTAAGGGTCAGCAAGACATGCACAACATTGATTGCTCATCAACACCAGATAAACCAGTTTGTAAAGCCCGTCGTCGCTGGAAGTGCTAGTATGAAAAGTTTTAAAGAGTTTTTATCAGAATCAGTAACTATTTCTGGAGACTTTAACGGAAATCTTTACATCAATTCTCAACCAGAACAACAACAAGTTGGCGAAAGTTACATTGCAGATGTAGTCTGGCAAGGAAACTTGTATAGATTTGAGATGTTTACTAAATCTGAGGTTCCTTCAAAACAAAAACTTGGTGAAGAACTTCAAGGTGATTATCCGGGCGCAGTTGTTCATCAAATATATCCAGCAAAACAAAAGAATATCAACATAAAAAGTACAAGTAGATATCACCCATCAAAATTAGAGTGGATTTGAGTTATGGCGCAGTGGAATAAAAATAATCAAGACTATCTAAATCAAGAAAGAAGTCTTTTTGAAGTTTACATGTGTGCCGATAGATACGGCAATATTGATGGGTGTCATGGAACTGCAAGTGGAAGTAGTGCTTTTGGAGAAAACGTTTCTGTTCCTATTACTCCAGTATTTCAACTTGATGGTCTTTATGGATTAAACTCAGATAGGTTTGAAACATATTCATTTGGAACTGGTGCAACAACTTCCAATACCTTAATGGAGGCATCAACAGGAACTGGTGCTTATGGATATGGTGTTATTCGTTCTAAAAGGTCGGTAAGATACCGTCCAGGACAAGGTGCTCTGGCAAGATTTACAGCACAATTTTCTGGGAGTGTAGAAGGATACACTCAAAGAGCAGGATTCTTTGCGCAGGAACAAGCACTTCAAGTTGGTTTTAATACTAATGGAAGATTTGGTATTCTTCGTGAGAATGGTGGTAAGGCACATATTCATAGATTTTCTATTACAACGCCAACAAGTGGAACAGAAAATATAACCGTTACTCTTGCTGGAGTTGCAACTACAGTTACTATTCAATCTGGCACAGCGACACAAAATGCAACTGGTATTGGCACCAATACGTTTCCTGGTTGGATTACTGATTATAGCAATGGATTTATTGATTTTCTATCCACAAGTGTAGGTCCAAAGTCAGGAACATTTTCCATTGTAAGTAATGGAGATTTTGTAGCAACCTCCACAACTGCACAGTCGGGAGTAAATCATACTAGCAACTGGACATATCAAGAAGATTGGAATTTTGATACTCTTACTGGTG